CAGCAAAAATGCCAGAGGTGCAGCAGAGAGATGCAAGTGAACCCAATACACAAGAGGGACTATTTTGTCTGCGACAAATGCCTAGTAAAATAAAGACAAAATCGCTGGAAGACCTAGCTGCGGAAAGGGCTGTAATTGCAGCCCTGTGTCAGTTTGGCTTAGATGCATATCTAGAGATAGACTTTGTTCAATCTGATCATTTTACAAATGAAATGAATCAGCTCATCTTTAGCTGTGTTCAAAAATCCATCTTTGATACATCCAAGGTGGAACTGTCGTCAATCCTTTCTGCCGCCAATGATCTAGGGTTGTACGATCAAATTAACACAAAAGATGAAATAGGGTTCATTCGATCTCTGTTTAATTTTCCCATACTTAAAGATAACATAGCTATCCATGCGTCTAAGCTAGCTAAACTCAAACTAGCTAGAGACCTGAAGCGGACACTGAGGGCGTGCGAAAAACCTCTGGATTCCGTGACTGGCGACGAAGACATAATGGATATCATATCGAAGGTGGAAGAACCCATACTGGATGCCACCGGAGATATTTATAAGGGCTCTAGCAAGAAGCCAGAGCTTATTGGTGAAGATTTAGATGATTACGTACAATATCTAATAGACAACCCCTGCGACCTCGCTGGTATCCCCACCGGTTTTCCCAGATTCGATCAGTCTATCGGGGGCGGCCTAAGAAGAAAGTGCGTTGACTTAGTGGCGGCTCGTCCCAAGGTGGGCAAATCTATGTTTGGTGATGCCGTAGCTATGCATGTTAGCGGAGAGCTAGGTATTCCGGTATTGGTACTAGATACTGAGATGTGTAAAAAGGACCACCACAATCGTATGTTGGCATGTTTTTCGGGGGTGGAAATTAACAAAATTACCACAGGGAAGTTTGGGGAGAGCGAAATTGAAAAAGAAAAGGTTCTCACAGCGAGAGACAAGCTCAAGGATATTCCCTACCACTACATTAGTATTGCTGGTGAACCATTTGAAAACATTCTCGGCCAGATGCGCAAGTGGATATATCAACATGTGGGATTTGACGACAATGGACAGACCAAGGACTGCCTAATAGTATATGACTATCTCAAGCTAATGGGGTCAGAAAGCATTAGCTCCGCAATGCAAGAATATCAGGTTCTTGGTTTTCAGATCACAAAACTTCACAATTTTATGGTTAAGTACGATGTTCCCTGCTTGGCTTTTGTTCAGTTAAATCGGGACGGTATAACAAGAGAATCTACAGATGTGGTTTCTGGATCAGACAGGCTTATATGGTTATGTACAAGCTTTTCCATCTTCAAGATGAAGTCTGACGAAGAGATGGCTGATGACGGAGCTGAACATGGAAATAGGAAACTCGTTCCCGTTGTAGCTAGGCACGGGGAGGGTCTTGATGATGGAGATTACATCAGTATGACAATGTTTGGAAAATATGGAAAAATTGATGAAGGTACAACTAGAAACGAGTTACACGAGAACATTCGGTCAAGAAATGAAGGATTTGAAATAAATGAAGACTTTGACGAAGAATCAGATATTTCAGATTTGTGAACATCTCCTTGATAGACTACCAGAACTACTGAGATCGCTAGACATAGAATATGTGGAGTATCCTAACCGATATTCCTTCGCGTGTCCGGTTCACGGGGGTGACAATCCGGAGGGATGTAGTATTTTTACAGACGGCATGACCTCGAAAGGAAATTGGCAATGCTGGACAAATCATTGCGACGATGATTACACCAACAGTTTGCTTGGGTTTGTTAGGGGAACGCTATCTTATAACAAAAACCGAAAAATATCGCTCAACGAAGCTGCGGAGTATTGTGCGAACTTTTTTAATATGAGCGTTGAGGAGTTGGACGGGATAGAAAGACGACAAAGTAGGACGCTAAACATATTAGATGTATTCAACAGACGGATCGAAAGGGGTAGTCATTACATATCTAGGGATGAAATAAGATCAAGGATAAAAATACCAGCAGATTATTATATTGACAGGGGTTTTTTACCAGAAACACTCAACACATTCGATGTAGGACTTTGTTTGGAAAAAAATCGTCCGATGTCAGGAAGAGTTGTGGTTCCAGTGTACGATGAAGGCTATAACTATGTGGGATGTGTGGGAAGATCCATAAGCGATACGATGACCCCAAAGTGGATGCACAGTAAGGGTTTTAGAAAATCCCTCCTTTATGGGTTGAATATAGCGTCTGATTATATAAAGAAATACCAAACCGTTATACTTGTCGAGGGACAAGGCGATGTTTGGAGGATGCATGAAGCTGGCTACAAAAGTTGTGTGGGTATTTTTGGATCTAGCATAAATGAGGATCAGCTACTGTTGTTAGAACAAAGCGGCACCCTGAATGTCATCATATTAACCGATTCAGACGAGGCTGGAAATAAGGCGTGCAGCCAGATAATAAAAAAGTGCGGACGACGATTCAACTATTATAGACCAAATATATCCACAAAGGATGTTGGTGATATGTCTATCGACCAAATTAAAGAAGAACTACATCCCCAATTGAAAGGGTTATTTAATGAAGAGTAGAATTTTAGCGTTTGCGGGCAGTAAGCAATCCGGAAAGGGTACATGTACAAATTTTCTTCACGGATATCAGCTTCGAGCCCATTTAGTTATTGACGACTTTGCCATTACTAAGGATGGAAAGCTTGTTATTGATACAAATATGATTGGGGCCGATGGGGAAGAGGAAAAGGGAATGGGGTTCCTTGATATCCATAGATCAGATTTGGAATTTGCCGAATGGGCTGCCTACAGCATGTGGCCTTATATCAAGAGCTATTCTTTTGCCAGTCCCTTAAAGCAGATCTGTACAGGATTGTTTGAAATGCAGGAAAATCAGGTGTATGGGACCGATGCTGAAAAAAATACCAAGACTATATTTAGATGGGAAGAAATGCCGGGAGTTATTACCGATTCAAAGTTGGCCAATCAAAAGGCCATAAAGTCTTTGATTAGCAAGGGAACACTGAAGTATCATAAGCCGGGAAGAATGGCTTCCAGAGAGTTTTTACAGTTCTTTGGAACCGACGTTTGTCGAGCAATTTATGAAGACGTGTGGCAATCTAGGCTGATTAAGGACATAATAGCAGAAGAGCCTCTTGTTGCGGTAATCGATGACTGTCGCTTCCCCAACGAAGTACAGGCCGTTCAAGAGGGTGGCGGAAAAGTTATACGCTTAACTAGATGTAAACATAAGGATTCTCACGTAAGCGAATGTGCCCTGTCGTCTTACAAAAACTTTGATGCGGTTATCGATAACCAAAACGCATCAATAAGCGAAACCAACATAGAGATAATAAAAACATTAACGGAGTGGGGTTGGATGGGTACAGAGCTTAAGCCCGAAGAACTAAAAAAGTCCCCCAATGAAACACCACATTTGATAGGCGGTATTCACAAATTTCATGAGGAAGATTAATGATAGTAACATATTTACGTAGCTCTTCATATAATAATTATGATTATTGCCAAATGCAATACTTTATAACCTATGCGTTAGGACATCAATCTATATCTGGCAAAAAGGCTCAATTAGGAACTATTGTTCACAAGGTGATGGAATGTTTGGCGTCCTGTAAAAAGGAGATACAGGATAGAAATAAAAAAACAGGACTATCCATAACGGATGACGCTTTGGGTGAGATAAAGTTTACCTCAAAAAAACTCTACACCAAACAGTTTGTCAAGGATTTGCTTGACCTAAGTTACCAACACTATACCGAAAATTGTACGCATAATTACACTAGGGCCGATTTAAAGTTCTGTACCAAGTCTGTTGATGACGCCCTTTCTTATAACGACGGTCAATTTGATCCTCGAAACAGAAATGTGGTAGCTTCAGAACCTCAATTTGATATCCCCATAGAAGCGGATTGGGCAAAATATAAGTACAAAATGCCGAACGGTGAGGTTGTTAACGGTCAGTTAGCAATCAAGGGAACGATAGACTTGGTAACAGAAGTTGACGATGGGGTAATAGAGGTTATAGATTGGAAAACCGGCAGAAGGCTCGACTGGGCCACCG